GGCAGTTCTTCTAGGGTCGCATCCATTTTCGCTATCCTCTGCGGCTGTCTCGGGTAGCCGCCCAACCCATCATTCCAGCGGAGTGCCTTCCGGCACCCGCTGAATTTTGTTCGTTGGGCGGCACATCCATCGACTCAAAATCAGCTAGGCATTCCGCCGAGCAGCAGCCGCTGAATCGCAGTGTCTGTCCGCCTTCGTACCATGCGGCCTCTTTTCCGCAGGCATTGCGGCACCAGCGGTGTCTTTCCTTAAAGCTTCGCGCTGCCTCTACCAGCCCGGCACGCGCTTTCTGCTGGCGCCGTGCCTTGGCCTTCTCTTCCGGCGTCCTGGGCTCATAAGAGCCGTATCGTCCGGTCAGTTTTGCCGCCATCGTCTTATCCTCCAGTGCCGCCCAACATTTCAGTCAACGCGGACCTTCGCGCTTACGCGCTCGGCCCGTTACTGCCAGCGTTGGGCCTCAGTAATGCCACTGTGGCCGCCCCAAGAAGTTCTGCGCGTTTGCCAACCTCGGTATCCGCGTGCGCTACGGGGTACAGCACAGTGTCTCTGCACTCCGCTATCCATTCACGTAGCGCCGCGTTCTCCGCTTCCAGCCTGTGAATCTCTGCCGCACATTCTCCGTGCGGATCGCCATCATGTTGTTCGTCAAACATCGTCGTCTTCCTCCGCGTAGTCTTCCACATCGAACACCTCTCCGCAAGCCGCACACCGTTCAAGTCGGTCGTCCTGCGGATCGTCCTCGTCGTCGTACTGGTACGTCGTCCTGCATCCGCACTTCGGGCATGCCATCTCTTAATCCTCCGTCTGACGCCCAACTCGCCGGTCAACCGGACCGCTAGCGCGGCCGGTTACCTTCCAAGTTATGCCGCAGCCCATGCATCTGCTCGACCTTGCGAACAATGACGGCCACATCGTCATCAGTCACGCCCTCGGGGGCGTAGGTAGCGACCATCGCAATCTCACAATCTTGCAGCGGGCCTCGCCATTCGCTTTCTGCCCCCATCCATCCTTCGCGCCAAATCAGCCGGCACAATTCCTCGTTTGCCAGTTGATGCCGTTGCCCGGCATACCACTCGTCAAATGCTGCATCACAGTCCATGTTCTTCTCCCGCATAACCCTCCGCTCCACCGGACTGCCCTTCGGGCAGCCTGTGAGCTACAGCGTTATGCCGCAGCCCATGCATCTGCTCGACCTTGCGAACAATGACGGCCACATCGTCATCAGTCACGCCCTCGGGGGCGTAGGTAGCGACCATCGCAATCTCACAATCTTGCAGCGGGCGCATGTCAGAACGGGATTTGTTCTTCGTCAAAACCGTTATCGCTTTGCCGCGCTTGTCGGCTCTGTGCTTTTGCTGGCGACTGTCCGTCCTTTGGCTTCGGATCAAACATGCTGAAGAAGACCCGATCTTCGCCGTCCTTTCGTGGAAGCGCGGCAAGGTTGATATGCGGATAGATAACGCCGTATTCCCGGCCTTGGTGGGTGTGAATCTCGCCAATCTTCAACCAGACTGTTTTTTCTTCCCCGGCTTGATTGGTGTATTTACGTTGCGCGACGCAGAGTTCTTTGAGTACGGTCATGATTGTTCTTTCTTAGGGAGTGTTGATGTAGTCGTTAATCGTTGGCTCAGGGCGAGCAATGGCCCTCAGCTTTGAAATAGTCGATTCCACTTCGCTCAGGAATTTCTTAACCTCGGCTTCGTGTTCAGCGATTTGGTCTTCGTTCCGATCAAGTCGAACAATGAAAAGCTGCATGTCTTCCGGCATGCGAGGATCAAAGCTGACGAAATCAACCCACTTCCGGCCCGTGCAAGCCATCTGCCAGACCATTTGCGGGATGTACTTTGTCGGCACTTTCCCGGCCAGCATGTAATCAATGTGGGTTGCCGTGTTTGGGCATTTGATTTCGATCAAACCTTCGGAACCAACTAGGCCATCAGGTGATGCGCCCGCCCACTCAATCGACGGGTGGGGCACAAATCCAACCTCATCAACCATCACGTCACGCTTGATTTCGTACTGTGCGCGGGCAAACGGTTCATATTCGTTTCCATGCTGCATTGCTGCGCTGGTAAATCCTTCTTCCATGTAGCCGGTAAGGCGCTGTGCAATGAGTTCGGCGCGATAGTTGGATCGTGCGGCCGCTTCTCCAGTCTTGATCTTCGCAAGCACGTCCGACGTGCGGGACGCAGTGACTTTCCCAATCCTTTCAGCAAACCACTCTGGCGTTCCCTGTTTCATGATGCAACCACCGTAAGCTCATCCTTCCGGTTGTCCTTGGCTTTGATAATCGCGGCTTGAGACTCTTTATCCCGAATGTCACCAGCAGCAGAAAACGCCTTTGCGTAGGACTTTTTGAGGGTCTCCATGTCGGGGGCTGCGGCAATCTCTGCGAGATACTCATCAAGCGGGAATTCATTAGTTGCGGCTCTGCTTTCTTCGTCTTCGCCTGTTTCGATTTCAAACACTTTCAGAACTGCGTATTTCTTCGCATAGCTCAGGGCTTTGCCGGGAGCTTTGTCCGCGTTATCCATTGCATGCGCCTGGATACGAACGATCAGCTCGTCTTTTGGATCATCGGCATTTACGAAGTGGAAGTCATACGTCGCCTCATACCTGAACTGCTTTGCTCGGTTCATTTCCTTATCCACTTCAAACGGCATGGATTGGGAATCGACTAGGACGGGGTAGGACACAATCCCATGCTTTACCATGTGATCCCTCACCATCGCCGTTACCATGTCATGCGTCACTGCTTTGTACGATCCGCCGCCAGTGCTTACGCTTTTATCCTTGCGGATGTAGTCAATTGCCTTGCGCACTTCGTTGATCCGTTGAAACAGATTCATTGCCCGTTCTCCCTTCGTTCTTTCCGCTGCATGTCCGCCAACTCATACATCCGCTCCGCATACCCTCTGCGCTTGTGAGCTGGCAGGCAGTCCTCGTCTATCTCGTCCAAGCTGTCGAGGTATTCCCTACGCTTGGCTTCGACGTATTCGTCGGAGTAGGCTTCGCCTTCGTCGCTCATGACCGCCCCCAGCCCTCTGCCAGTGCCATGCGCTCATCACGGGCGATCTTTGCTCTGCGCTGCTTCTCGAAATACATGCGCTTGATGTGTTCCTCGGCTTCGTCATCCATCGGTCCGCGCGCGACTTGCTCAAAGCTGAGGTTTTTCGTTCGCGGGCGATTGGTCTGATTCGCAATCAGCGCTCCGATTCCGATGATCCCGGTGATGAGTAGATAGGCGGTCATGCTGCAATCCTCATTTCTTCAATAGCTTCAAGACACAGCGGAGCGATCAAATCCTCGCAGCGCTCTTGTCCGATCATGCTGCTGATGTCGGTCATTGATCTGCCAACGAATACGGCCTCAACGTCGAATGATTCGGGGTTTCCTGGATAGTCGAACGTCTGGCGCTCACTCGGCTGGTAATAGCCCTGCACGATGCAATCGACGCCTTCAAAGTTGATTCGTACGTCCATGGCGGGCTCCTAGTTAATCGCGCCAAGTGGCGCCTTTGTATATGTCCTCAATCGCATATACGCTGACGCACAGAAGATCGGAAACCGCCTTTGCTGGAATATTCATCGCCTTTAATCTGCGAACTGTTTCGGCTGAAAATTCATTCATCACCACGTTGCGGCGATTTCTTGATTGCGTTTTTGAATCAGCCCAGCGGCAGTTTTCTGGTCCGTAGTTTCCGTTGTTGTCAATCCTGTCTAGAGACATTCCTTCCGGGGCAAATCCCATGTCGGCAACAAAATTCTTCATCTTGTGCCAGTTGTCGCACACTGAAATTCCTCGGCCTCCATAGTTCGGATAGTCTGAATTTGATGCGTCTAGGCACCGCCTAAGCATGCACTTCCATGCCCAATAGGTTTTGTTGTAAATCTTCGCGTCCATTTGCCACCTCTTTAAGTTCGTCCCAGGTTCCCTCTGGGCAGGGGCTGTCTCACCAGCAGTCGGCGGCTTGGGCCGCTACGCCTCCCGAATTTAGCGCCGGGCTTTCGCTTGCTACTTCATATTCCTGCG